GCCGGCAGAACGGGAAAACCCGGTGGGAACCGGGGCGACAGACGCGGGCGAGAGAATGGCACGCTCCATGTCAGCGCAATCCTACCGTGTCCGTTCGTGTCGTGTCAAGCATGACTCCACGCGCCCCCTACGACCATGCCGACACGGGATAGGGACGCACGCGGGCGACTGTGTCCGCTCGCATCCCCACCGGCCGCGCAAACGTCAGCGCCAGCGCGTCCCCGTCGTCGGGTGAGTCCATTCCGCGTTTCTTCATGGCCTCTTTCGACTCCAGTAGTATCCTGTCCTGCTTGTCGTGCCCGAACCCAGGCCCGGTCAGGTCTATTTCGAGGTCCGCGCTCTGGTCAATCGCCCCAGACGCCAGCCAGTCCCGCATCCGGGACCACATATAGGCACGCATGTTGGCACACTTCGCGTCAGGGCTGGCCCCTCCGAACTGCACGTCGAACACCTGCGAGTGGCCCAGTTGCCGGAGCCTGTCGGCAATCGGGCCGCCGATACTCCCGCCCGTGGCATCCACGAACATGGCCGACACGCGCCGCCCGCCGTAGTCCTTCGTCAGGATGTCGGCCGCCAGCGATACCAACCGGGATGAGTCCCGCGAATCCTCGCCCCGCACGCGCACGGGCGGAATGGCCCGCGCATCGGCCCCGCGCCGGAACCGGAACACGCAATCGTCACCGCCGCCCCGCGCCAAGTCCAGCCCGCACACAAGCGGTTCATCCACGAGCACATGCACCTGCCGGCGCTGTGCCGAACTCACCAGCCCCGAGCCGATGAACTGCACGTCGGACGCGGACGGCGGCAGACCACGCACGCGCACCCGGAAGAAGTCCGAGTCCTCTCCGTAGTCGGTCGCCCACTCCGCGATTTGGTCCTTGTTCGTGAATCTCGACGTGCGGGAATCCACAATGGTTGGGTGCCAGCGGTCGCGGCCACGCCCGAAACAGGCTTCATGGAACCGGCCGCTGTTGCGCGTCGGGTTTCCAAAGATGAGAATCATCGGCTCGCCGTCGGTCAGGCCGCCTTCCGCAACCTCATAGATGGCGTCAGGGATGGCGCTGGCTTCGTCGAAGATGTAGAACGATGTCGAATCGGCCGCGTGCTGGCCGGCGAACGCCTCGGAGTTTTCCTCTTTGCAGGACTGCAACGCGCAAAACCACGACTCCGGCCACGCCGGATGATACATCCGTTCATTCGTGACCGCGAACCAGTGTCCCGTTAGGCAGAGCTTCGTCCACCGCTGGATCGCCGCCCAGGTTTTCGTCTGCAACTGCGTGAAGGTGTTCGCGGTGACCGTGCCCTGCGCGTGGGGCCGCGTGGACATGATGAAATCGACCGCCCACGCCACGATAACGCTGTTGTGCGTCACCACGAAATCGTTAGCTAGGAAGCACTTGGACGGATGCGCCACCGTGATGCACTGCGCGGGGAGTTCGCCGATGGGTTCGATGCTCGAAATCCACCGCGTCCGATAGCGAGGCTGCACAATCGGTACACGTTCCTGCTTGCGCCGAACGTAGAAGCACAGGAAGCCCGTCGGCATCGTCAACGTAGCCCGCCAGCACGGCCGGCCATCGCGTTTCTCTCCGTCCGGGCCTGGGTATCGTGGCGCATGCACGGTTGGATGGACTTGGGCCTTGCCCCCAAGCGACCGCGCCAGCCAGACCACGTCATCTACGAGTTGACGCGACGTAGACGAGAACACCACGGATCCCTGTTTGCTGCACTCACCATCCGTGTCGAGCAGCCCGCGCAGCACGTCCGCGCGGGTTTCGGCGTCATTTTCCATGTAGGCGCGGGGCACGGACTTTTCGAAGCTGTATGACGCGCCGATGCCGAGCGCCTTGAGTTTCCTCGCAAGCCCTTGCACGTTCCAGGCATACGACCCAACGCCGCGGTTCACGATTTCGCCAACCGTCCTCAGTTGGTCAATGACATCAGCATCGGCAGACGTGATTGTATTCCGCGACCGGCCGCCGTCGCCAAGCCAGATACCGAGTGTGTAGGGATGGATGGGGCAAGGCTGAGACGGGAAGGCCGCTGGGCCGTGGGCGGGTATCTCCCACTGACGCGCCACGCTGGACCCATTCGGCCGAGTCACGCCAGCCGCGATGATCTGCGCCGTCGTCATCTCGCGCCAGCCGTCGCCGCCCTTGCGTCGGTCCTGTCGGCCTCTCACAACCCAGAGATGGTCTCCGTCAGCTTCCACGCTCGCGCCATCATCAAACGTCACGCGGAAGATGGGCCGTTCGCCCTGCGGATAGACGCCAGTGACAGTCGTAGAACTACCGTCTCGCGCAAACACCTCATCGCCGACAGCAAGTGTGCCCCACTCGCGCCGACCTGTCGGAGTATCAACGATGGTGCGATTGCTCAGGGCCTTCCCAATCCCGTGTCCGCTTGAAACCGCAGACCGCACGGGAGCCACCGGAGCGGCCCCGTCAAAGTTCCGCGCCCGGATGGCTTCGCCCCACCACTGGAGCCATTCACGCTGCCACGTATCCGGCCCGTCGTGCGCCTGGAGTGGGCCAGGCTCACCCCAGGGGTAGAAGCGCAGCACGAACTTGAGCGGGTCGCCGTAGCACTCGGCCGCGGCGTCAGCGATGGCGAGGTCCGCAGGCGTGACCGGCATCTAGCCCCGCTTCCGGGCGGCCTGGAGGCGCGTGAGTAGTTCGTTGTCGGCCGTGACTTTCACGACATCCGTGAGCAGCGCAAAGTGCTTAGCGAGAGCTTCCAGAGCCCGCGGCTTGTCCCAGAACTTGATCTTGTGGACCGTATCCGTCACGCCGTCGCCGGCCGCCGCGTTCTTGATGACGGCCTCGAATCCAGCGAGGCAGGAACCCTGTTCCGGCGTCAAGTCCTTGATGGGCTTGAGGTTGCCGCTGTCATCCCAGAACGACCGCGCATCCACCATCGCCAGCCGCCGCAGTTCTTCGAGCACGCGAGTGGCGCTCAGGTCGGCCTTCGCAATCTGTTTGTCCTTTCCGGAGGACACAGCAGCCGCCACCTTCGGATTTCTCAAGAGTTCTGACGCCTGCGATTCGGCTGTCCTCGGCGAGTATCCTGCCCGAATCGCCGCTTGTTTGGCGTTGAGGTCAATGAGGTATTCCGCGACAAATCGCGCTTGTCTAGCGTTCACGGGGCAATCTTGGCACACCTCTTGACGCCTGTCAATGATTCGTATACCCTGACACCGACCCCTTGGGGGCGGTACTGTACGTACTACTACTGTACAGCGTTTTAGAACCACTTGTAACCACTTGTGCCCACCTTCGCCGTTCGCCTATCGTTTTCTGGCGTATTTCCGCTGAGTCTGTCCTCGAGTGGCTAGACCACTTTCGGGCTTTCGCTCTTTCTTCAAGAATCTTCGCCCCATGCTTAGTTTTTCCTTGACAATCTATTAGAGCGGCCCTATATTATATACATGGAGGTCAGAGAGATGACACAGATATTCGCTGAACTGACGCACCAATGGGAAGAAGTCGCCCGTATCGAAGCCGTGGAGGGCGGCGACGGTCAGACCTGCGTGGTCGAGATGATGCGAACGCCCGCGAAATTCTACCGCGTGCGGGCGCTGGCCGCTAAGAACAGCGTTGGTGCCCCGGTGACGCCGTTCGTGATGCAGACGGGTTCCGGCGACGAGTGCCGAGCATGGGCAATCCAGACGGCGAATCTCGTGGCTCGCGGCATGGTCGGCATCGGCTGACGCGGTTTCGCCGGGTGCCCCCGCCCGGCTGGAGGAAGAGAGATGACACAGACACAGCGCAAAGGCATTGGCGAAGTTGTGTTGGCGGCGGCGTGGAACGGACCCACCGCAGGGTACCGAGCCGTCCTGGTCGCGGATGAGACGTGTGAGTGGACGGGCGAAGTGGTCAGGACAGAGATCGGCCCGCGTGGGCCGTGGTCGGATGCGATGCTGGTGGCGCGGTCCCGTGGGATCGAGTGGGCGAGACAGCGCGGGTATCGTGTGTCACGGGACATCTAGCCTCCCTGACGAGGCCGGAAGGCCGAAACCGCCGCAAGGCGGTCGGAGGATACGACGATGACACAGCACATCACGGTCAAGCGGTTCCGGCGGGCTGGCAGTTCGTATCGGTGGATGGTTCG